ATAATGCCAGCCCTCTTTCTACTAGACGCTCCAGTAGTTTTTCGATCTGGCTTGCGAACATAATCTGTTCCATTTGACTAGATTCGTTTAGATTAATTGAATTATTAAACACGAAGCAATCTAGTTCTTCTGATAGTTTTTCAGAACGATACCACTTTTCTAAACGCTTGTTTTCTGGTAGTGGATCTGCTCGTTCATCATTACGAGCGCGAGAAACTTTGTTAGTTACAGAAACATATACAGTATCAAACTCATAGCCTTCGAGCATAGTCTTAACGAGTTCAATCTTATCCGCGTCAGCAGCACCATTGACGACAATGTTTGCATTTGATTCCAATAGTTCAGAGGCTTTACCCGAAAGCACTTGGTCTAGTTGAACCTCAACAAGATCAAATCGAGAAAAGATATTCTTCAGGACATAGTCCTTTCCGCTACCTGGACCGCCAAGTAGGAAAATGCCGATTGGTGAATTTGTTTCTTCGCTCATTGCTTTTTTTACCTTATCATGTATTGATGCACCGAGTTCTTTGTTACTGTAATGGCTAACAAACTCGTCGCGTTTACCTGCCTTAACTAAACCACGAAGTTTAGAAGCAGACATACCTTCTGCACCCTCTGCGTCTGGATCTCGTTGACCAGCAGACTTAACTTCGACTTTTTTAATTCCTGGAAATTCTTTCTTTCTATATTTATTGAGTAAAGTGTGGAACTCTTTTACTCGATCAGAACCCACAACCATTGTTACATGCGTGTGACCTTTAGATTCTAGATGCTTCATTGCATCAATTGCAGTTTTAACTTTGCTATTAGATACAACATTGGCATTCGGGAATAAATTTCTTAACGCGCCTGCCTTTTCGCCGTGTGACAATGGATTTTTTCTAGAATCTTGTGTGTGCGATGGGAAAATGTAATGCTTGCCACCACTTTCCTCAGCATGTGATTGAACAGCAGATACAAGTTTACCATGACCTGCTTCGGTTGGTGGGTTAAATCTGCCAAAAGTAAATGTTGCTTTACTCATATGATACTCTTTTGTCCTCGTAGCACTGCAGATCTTGCTCTGTTAAGTTTACTAAACTCCTCACGATCTACAACTTTTAATCCTTTCGCAAAGTAACCTTCTGGTCCAGATTCTTTACCGCTAATAGAATGCGAATATTCGCCACTTGCAGTTTTATTTAAACCGCGAGCAAGCAGATTAGTTGCTTTTTGCGTGTTATGATGAATATCGAATGTAGTTTTAAACGCAGCAGAATTGTTCTTTACATGCTCCAGTGCAGAGTCACGAGCAGCGGCTTTAGCGTTCTTGGCTTTCTCAGTTTTAACTTTGTCGATTTCTTTTGCCCATCTGTTTGTAAGATGGCGAGTGTATCCCTGAACAGTTGGCTTTTCGCCAGAGTCGACTGTTGAGTTTACATAGGTTCTGAGTGTTGCTTCGTGACCAGCAAGATGCTCATAGGAATGACCTTTCATCAGTTTTTGAGCAGCCGCTAATCTTTCCACAACGGCTTTACGATCTTTTGGGCTTAACCTTTGTTCTTCTTTACCGATAGCATGTTTAACTAGATGAACATCTGGATGTTCTCCAAACTCCGACTGATCCGTGATAGGTGTTGCCTTTTTGTTTCTACCTTTTAACTCAGTGTGGACTGTGATGCTGAGTTTAGACTTGGCTAGTTTTTTACCTTCTGGAGAATTTTTATCGACGGCATACTTAATAGTGTTTGGAGTGTGTGAGATCTTACCATCGGTTTCTTCACGAGTTTCTGGAGTGGACATAAATCCACCTTGCCACTCGCCAGCTCTTTTAGGAAGAACCTTGTAGCCGTGTGCTAGAATGGCTTTAAGCGGCTCAGCAAGGTATGGTTTTTTGCCATGCTGAGTGTCGACGTCGGATGCAGTGTAGTTATACTTGGCGCCTGGACCCTTGTATTTTACGCCAACGCGACCGTCTTTTTCGCGGACGATCTGGAATGACATTTTGTCATCGATTTTGCGTGTAATTGGAGTCCTTCCGAGAGCAACGCCTCGGAGAGCAGTGAGTGCTTGAGATGCTGGTTTTGAACCGTCAAATGTGCGATCAGAGGGATGCTCTAGATGCTGGATTCCTACGGCTTTAGACGCCTCTGTTAAAAAGGCAGAGAACTGTAACATACTCTCTCCACACTGTGGGATTACCTTTTATTTAGTATATTTAGAGTTTCATACTTGCAATAGCGTTCTTGAGTGCATCTCGAATATCCGACATACCCTCATAAGCAGGAATGGTGCAGGTTGACCGCCCAGCTGCTGTTGCTGCCTTAAATTCTTCTGGAGTGTACCATTGCGGGTCAATCTTCATAAGATCCGCAAGTTCATGCATGTTTACAGAACCCTTATTTACCAGGTTATAGTACCCATTAGGCTCGTGTTCTTCCATAAGATTACAGGCGACGCTTACAGCCTCATCAAGATCTGTTAATGAGTTTTCGCCAGCATCAATTAACTTACCGTGTTTGGCGTAGTTATAGACCTTTGTAAGATAATTTTTAGACTCGTTGACACCAGTAAATGGCATACGAATACGATAAACCTGCGCTTTATCGCCAAGATAGACATCTGAAACACCCTTGGATACTGAATAGATGCTACCAAAATAGTTTGGTGGAGCGTCCACATCATCAATATCACCCATGTAGATACACCCGCTGGAGAAATGCGCCAAACGAGTTCTCCATCCACATGCATTAGCCAATAATGCTGGGAAAATTGCATTGGCGTCAATAGTACCCTGCTTGTCCAACTCACAGGCATCAACATTTGGGGTTCCCGTTTTACCAGCACAGTTTACAACCCAATCAAATGTGGTTCTTTCTATAGTATCGATTGCATCTTCATGGGAGCAAAATGTTACCACATGCCCACGCTGAAGCAATTCCTTGAATACCTTTTTACCCGTCCATCCTCGACCAACTACTAGAAAATGCATAATTAAATCCTCGTGTGAATAATTTTGTACAAATACTTACCATAATCCGACTTGGCATACTTATTAGCCTGTTCTTCAACTTGTTTCTGCGTAATCCATGCATGCTTGTAAGCAATCTCTTCGGGGCATGCAATCATCGTTCCAGTTCTTTTTTGTACTGATCCAACAAAAACAGATGCCTCTGACAAAGACTCGAATGTCCCAGTATCAATCCATGCAACACCACGATTCAAAAACTCAACTTTACAATCATGATTCTTCATGTACAATTTATTGATGTCAGTAATTTCCAGTTCACCGCGATGCGACGGTGTAATCTGCCAAGCATAGTCTACCACTTTATTATCATAAAAGTATAAACCTGTTACTGCATAATTGCTAGGTGGGTTGGCTGGCTTTTCGTGAACATCAATGGGATCATTGTTATCGTTAAACTCAACAACGCCGAATCGCTCAGGGTCACTGACATGATATGCAAATAGAGTACATCCTGTTCTGTTCCAGTTAGCATGAGCGAAACGATTAATCAAATCATTTCCATAGAAAATGTTATCGCCAAGAATAAGCGCAACATCATCCTTTCCGATCCATTCTTCGCAGATACGGAAACACTCAGCAATACCCTTTGGCTCTGGCTGGATTGAGTATGAGATATTGATGCCCCATTGAGATCCATCACCACAGAGTCGCTTGAATGCTTCTGCGTCGTTTGGTGAATTGACAATCATGATATCGCGAATACCAGCCATCATCAATGTCGATAGCGGATAATACACCAGCGGTTTATCATAAACTGGCAGTAATTGTTTCGAAGTCACTTCGGTGCATGGGTACAAACGAGTGCCCATTCCACCTGATAAAATTATACCCTTTCTCATAGATACCACTCCACAGTTTTTCTCAAACCATCAAATATATTTGTTTTTGCTTCCCATCCAAGTTCATTTTTAAGTTTACTTGAATCCATCGAATAACGCAAATCATGACCCTTTCGATCATCCACAAAATTAATCCAGTTTTTATGTGTTTCTGGTGGCTTGCCCATGATATCCAAAATCATAGATACCATGCTTAGATTGTCACACTCAAATCCACCACCAATGTTGTACCGTTCACCACGCTTAAAGTTTTCGCCAATAGTTAAAAGTGCATCGCAATGGTCTTCAACAAATAACCAGTCACGAATATTAGAACCATTACCGTAAACAGGAATAGGTGTGTTGTTTTTGATATGTTGAATGATTGTTGGAATAAACTTTTCTTTGTGCTGACGAGGACCATAGTTATTCGAACAGTTAGTTACAACTGCTTCTAGGTTATGCGTGTTTACATACGAGCGAACTAGGTGGTCGCTGGCTGCTTTAGTTGCAGAGTATGGGTTGCGTGGGTCGTATGGCGTTGTTTCGCTGAACGAAGGATCATCTGGACCAAGACTTCCATAAACTTCATCAGTAGAAACATGGACTAACTTGCCGCCATATTTCTTGATGCACTTTAGAATGTTATGGGTGCCGTTAATATTGGTGCTAAGAAAGTCATCGTCACCACGGATAGAATTATCAACATGAGACTCAGCCGCAAAATGGAAAATAATATCTGGTTCATAGCTGGAATACATGTGCTCCAAAAATTGAAGATTGCGAATGTCAACTCTCTTGACTTGCAATCGCCAGTCATCATAAAATTTATCTAGATTACTGCTGTTTGCAGAATAAGAGTAATTGTCGAGGACGACAATCTCATCCGAAGGATATTTTTTAAGGTGGGAGATTACAAAATTAGAACCAATAAACCCCAATCCACCAGTCACAAATGTAGTCATAAAACCTCAATTATTTTGCAATAACATATTTCGCTGAGTAATCACTTCCAGATGCTGCAGCAACTATAAATGATTTTATTAATTTAGTTGATTTTCCACTGCGCGCATTACTCACAAGATAATCTTTTATCTCTTTATTTGGTCCAGAATCAGTAAAATACTTTTTACTCAAATCATTTCTAATTTCTCTGTATCGAATACCTTCTGGAGAATCTTTTGGTTCTTTCTTAAGATCTTTTAATTTTTTTGTTGCTTCTTCTGCAAAACCTCGTTTAGCTGTTTGCATAGATAATTCTAATTTATTACCAAATTGAGAATCAACTGATTTTGCCACGTCAATTATTTTATTTCCTGAGAGTGAACCACCTCGCGCCCCACCCTTTGACCGTATTTCCATTTTATATGTTCCACCAGAAAATGTGCCTGTCGCAGCATCATGACGAATCACAATATCTGTGGATTTATCGGTCTTACTTATCTCCACAACTAATGATCTTGCATCTTCTGCTTTACCACCAATGCCTGCAAATATATATGGCAGTTCACCACCACCCTCAAAGTTAACTTTAACAACTTCAACCTCTCCTGTTTGCTTCTTTAAAGAAAGTGGAAGAAGATCTGCAGAATCAATCATACCTGAGATCATTCCATTAAGTTCTTCAAATGTTATTTTTGGCTGTTTTGAAACTGCCACAGCCAACTTTTTTTTTGCTACTGGGGTTGCAAAGTAAATATCTGCTGGACTCCACTTATTAATATTACCAAATGCTTTTGATGGACCTTCGACTTCTTTTAAGATTTTATTTGCTCGTGAAAATAGAGTTTGGATATTACCCATAACTTCATCATCACCACGAACATAAATGATATTACTCCAGTTGACATTTTTAATTCTATTGAATTTTTGATTGATATTACCAACTTCTACTAAAACCTGTTTTGCAATATGCATAGAGGAATGAAACCAAGTTTTATCAGAAATTAAAAACTTTTCAATGTCTGCTAAAGAAACTCCAGGCGTATTCACATTAGTTTTATATGCTTCTTTTATAACTTGCGTTATATTTTTTTGTCCAGGAGGATTATATTTGGCAGTGAAATCTTCATAAGTCTTATAAACTTTTTTATCAAAAACTTTTGTTGATTCTCTATGTCCCAAATAATCTGCTAATGCACAGAATAACGCTTGGGCTGCTTCTTGGAGTGCCGTTTTATCTGCCATTTTTATAAACCTTCTTTAAAAACTTTTTCCAAACTTTAGGATCTTGATCCCGAAAGTTTTTGCGATACATAAAGATGGCTTCAGAATTTCTCCAGCCAATCGTATGCGCTTTTCGTAATTTATTTAGCGCAACATTATCGAACTTTGTTTCGAATGCATAAGCATCTATTTCATCAGTCGAACCCAGATACATCATCTGATAATCGCGTTCTACATCTTCTACTTTATATGGTGCAGGTGTAATTTTATACTTTCTCTTGATGTTTTGCTGTCGATGACGCAGCTCATGAAAAAGCACTTTGGTGACATTGACTGACAAATTTTTAGCACCCTTTGGTGTCATGGTCACTGACAGTTTATCAGATGGAAGGCTAAGATAGATGTAAATGCAGTCGGGGATACCCATAAAACGAGACTGGTATAAACCAGAAACAAGTATTGGATAATCTGCATAATACTTTTCATCGTATCGACTGGAAGCAAATACAACTTTATCCTTCTCAAAAAGTTTGTTGAGTTTACGAATCAGAGGTGCAATTCTTTTTTCGCCAACCCAATTATCAATTAAGTCAGCAATCTGCTTTTGGCGTTTATGCACATCCTTCATAATTCTCATACTTTTAGATTCTTAAACTTATCTGTGCTTCGACCACGATCAAAGGCTGGCTTTGAGTTGTTTTCCTGCATCACTGAATCTTGGGCTTTCTGTTCAAGATCGTACAACTTCATCTTGGCTCTGTCAACTCCAATCGTAAATCGTTTATGGAGGTTGGGATCGTTATAACGATTTTTAAGTTGCTTGACGAGTAACTGATTAAGTTGCTGCAACTCTTCAGTGCTAACAAGAGCAAACATAAAGTCAGCAGTCGCAGGTAGACCGAACGATTCAGAAGTATCTTCGAGTCCAGGATCCGAGTTACTGAACCCTGAACGAGTTGTTTGAGTTGCAGAAACAATCGGGACATTATTCTCCACCGCAAGACCGCGCAGTTCTTCGGCGATAGCCTTGATGTAAGTATAACTGTTTACATTCGCACCCGCCTTAATTCTAGACGATGCGCAAATATTTAGGTAGTCAATGAAGATTATATCTGGGCGGAAGTTCTTCTTCAGTGCAAGATCGTTAATCAATGCGCGGAAGTGAGCAGGATTCGCAGACGCAGTTGGATATTCTTTAATAATTAACTTGCCTTTGACAGAACCCCTGAGTTTACCCATTCGCTTCTCATACATGTCTTTCGGCATGTTCATGAGATCGTCAAGAGAAACATTGAGGAGATTAGCGTCGATTCTTTCAGCAATCTTCTCCTCAGCCATTTCTAGAGTAATGTATAGAACATTGTAGTTCTGCGTCAGGCAACCAGCAGCCACATGACACATAAACAGAGACTTGCCGACACCAGTACCTGCAAGAGCAATGTTAAGGGTCTTTTGTGGTAATCCACCTTTAGTGATTTTGTTGAAATATTCAAGATCGAAGGGGATTCTTTTTTCGACGCGATGATAAAAATCGTAGCGATCAGCGTAACTATCCAAAAAATCATGACCAATGTGAGGATCGAAACTAACCCCCAGAGCATCAGACAAAAGAGTAGGAATGCTTCCTTTGCCCCTTGCTTGATCTTTGCCATCCAGGATCTGAATGGAATCCATGATGGCATTGTAAATCGCTTTTTCTTGGCAGAACTTTTCTGTAGTGTCAAGAAGCCACTCGAGTTTTTGCTCTGACTTGTCATTCGAGATTTCCTTTAGGAGTTCGAGTGACTTATTTAACTCACCCTCTGTGAGTTTCGTAGATTCTTTAAGGCTGATCTCCAGCGCTGCTTTCGGAGGCAGACTGTTGTACTTTAGAATGAACTCTTTTATTTCTTCGAATACCTTTCTTTCGTGGCTTTCTGTCAGATACTCTTTCTTCAGAAAGGGCAGAGTCTTCCTCATGAAAGACTCGTTCCGCATCAGATTCGACAAAATTAGTGTTTCTGTTTTCATCTATTACCCTTGTGGCGTGTTCTACCGAATCAGTAATTATATTACGAAGTATGGCAGAAGTAAAGTTCTTAAACTTATTAGATTCTACATTACAAAGATTAGGATTAGAGATAATTGAAATATTGTATGACATTTCATTATCACTGGACATATGGATATCAGTAATCTCAAATATGACACCAGGATATTTCTTGATTATCTTAATAGCAATAGCATCTTTGTTTGAAAGATCTA